TTCTGAGGAAAGATTCTTTCTGAATTCTTCGCCAGCTTCTTTCATTGACTTCACATCGGAAATCAATGCTTCGTTTTGCTCTAATTTAGAGAGAACGGTATCTAATTGGTTTTTAATTGCTTCCATCTTTTTAAATGAATTTTTTGAATTTATGTGAGTATTCGAAATCTAAAGCTATCAAATCCATCGGGTTAGCATCCTTCAATTGATTGTTATCGGATTGATTTTCGACTACTGATTTTTGCTCTAATTGCTTTAAATGTTCTTGTATTTGTTTTAGTCCTATCTCCATCTGAATCATCGATTCGTCTGTTATATTTCCATTGCGCAGGATATTGCAAAACTTAGTTATCATATCCTCTGTCTTAACTACATCCCAGCTCTTAATTGATTCCATTGGAGTATTGCTATTTGCGCCCCATGTGACGGTTGACCCTTCCCAAAGTTTGATTTCTCTTATTTCTTGGTAGCCTGATTTTGCCTCCGCTTTTATGATTTCAAATCCTACTGAATGCTCGTTAAATACACCAGCTGCATAAAGCTTAATAGCATCCTTACCGTAGCTTGTATCGGTTATCTTAGAAGTAAATCGAAGCCCTTTAGCATCCTCCATCAATTCCATCGGTTTAGCCAGTGGCATCATTGGATTATGCTGTAATAAATGCATAATTCTATTTTTTCCATTTGGGCCGTTTTCCTGAATTGTTTTTTTATACGACCCCGAAACGATAACATCTCCATCGCTATCAATATTATTGAACGCAGAAAAATAACCAGTTACGATCCCCTTTGCTTCGTCAATATCCTCAATGATTCCTTCTTGTATATTTTTGTAAATCATCTTATTTCATTTTTTGTAAAAATAGTATTTCATAAAAAAAAACCAATTCAATAAATTATTTTCGCATAGGTAAGCCATCGACATCTCGCATGATTCTAAATACTACCTTGCATCGGCAATTACATATTTGATCGGCGCCAGCTCCAAAGCTTCCATCCCCAGGCTGATTCATTTGGTCACCACCCACAATAAAAGGCTGATCGAATGGAATATAATCTTTGGAACTCATAGCAGCGTGATCCGCCCTTGTCCTTGCATCGCTTGCAGGTATCCATTTCTTTTCGTACATGAAATCGCTAGTACTACTTGACTGCATCGCAGCGGTATTAGTTGCTTTTACCATTTCAGTACGTGCGATAAGTTTTGCCCTATTCCTAAATATCCCAGTCACTTGCTTAGACAAATCACGAGCGACATCTAAAGCACCTAATCCATCCGCCAGACCGCTCTCAACTATTCTTTGGATAACAGATATTGAGGTTCTGTTTATATCCATCATTAATCCTGTCAAGTTGGTAACAGCGAACCGTCTCATGTAATCCCTCCAAGTTGCTCTGAGTTGTTCTTTAGTAGCCTTGCTAGGAGGTTGTATGGCATTATACATAGCGTCTGCATAAGCTACTCCAGAGACTACATAAAGGTTTTCTAATACATCTGCAATCGGTGCAGGTGTGATAAGGTCAAATCGATTGATATTTGCAGGGGCTTGTTGTATCGCTTGCAGGTAGGGGTCTAATTGCTTTTTAAGGGCTGAAAATATTTGCTTTTCGTATCGCTTTTCATACCTCCTTTGGAGCGAATCCAACTGCCTTGCAAGTGCCAGCTCCTTACGTGTTGGACGTGCCATAGTCTCCGATATTATTTAGCGGTTCGATTGGCTCGCTTTTGTACTCCTCCAAAGTCATCAATCCTTGAGGGATAAAAGGCTGATCCATTACAGAATCCTCGAAATTACCGTAACTCATAGCGGCTCTTTTTTCGTTGGGAGTTAACCACCATGCAGCAGATAATTGAGTGACGAGCTTGTCCATATCGTCCTGCATTTCTGGATAAGCCATGTAGTCGAAATCAATAAAAAGATTCTTATTACCATAGCTAGGCAAAAGCCAGTTATTTAGTACATCTCTTATTTCAATATGCAAAGGTCTGACCACGTTATTAATCAAAGCCTTATAAGCGGTTTCCACATTATTAAAAGTACTCGCCTCCGTGTCTCCTAATAGTTTTGCATCTACTCCATACACACGGCATAAAGACCTCAATATCACTTTTTGCGTGTCAATAATTGACATGTCAACTGCATTCATGCCCATCTGAATCCAAGAAAGCTTGGCGGGTGTAATAATTACGTCACCAGCCTTATTTGCGCCTTGGTAGTTATTGGCATAATCCTCTTTTAAGCCTTGAGCTTGTTCCCTTGTAATGTTAACAGTTCCGTCTCCCGTTAAAATACCTCTTGCTCCCATGTTTTGAAGCATGGACAATAGAGCTTGTTTCCCATCGTTAGAAGTGGTGAGATCTCTAACGGCTGATCGCAAAGGAGACGCACCGTACAAATGATTTCCAGTGCCAGCTTGGTAGGATAGATTGATATTTTTTACGTGTCCTACGTTTTTTGCGTCAATACGGTCATACCCGTTATAAGTCAATCGGTATTCTTTAATCGGTTGGTTTAATCCTCCCGATATAATCTCCATGTATTGAGCAGGTAAGGAATAAAGACCGATAATCGGTGCATTAGGCTGATCCCCACGTCTTGAACCGTACATGTAAGCGTTACCAGTGATTAATCGGAATGCAGCAACTTCTTTGATGAAGTGATCCCATGATTGAAATTCATTAGGCTTTTTTAGTATCCTGTCAAGCTCTGGAATACTTACCTCCTGCATTGCTTTTTTCCTTAGTTTTTCAGTATTGTATTTTGCTCCCGAAGTAGTACCTGAGGACATCGCCTTGTAATATTTGAAGGCTTTTTCGTCTTTGATTTCGTAAGTGACTATTGGAGCGGCTGCCAGCTTATTAATGATTAAAGAAATGATTGAGTAAAGGTCTGAATTGAGGTATAAACCCTTTTCAATAAAGTTTTGGGTAGTAGGAGCAGTCCAAATCACATTGTTCCCTAAGTACGGAAAAACGGCATTAAGGTAGGTATTATCTTTTTTGGATAGTCCAAGTTTGGATTTAAGCAAGTCAATATAATTCATTTCTTATTTTCATTTTTTGTAAAAATAAAACCTTTGGATAAAAAAGAAATAGTATAAAATCAAAGGTGCCAAAATTCCTCCTTAGTAAATAAGTCAGTTAGACCCCAAACTAAAGCATCGACCCGATCTGGTGACTTATCGTTCTTGTCAGGGTTAAAGGTAACCATTTGGTTTTCAAGAAGCATCAAATTGCCAATATGGGAAATTTTACCTTGTTCATAAAGCGAATAAATAGGTTCAGCACGTACATATTTTCCTTTTGTTGCTGTGACTAGCTTGACATGATTATTTTGGTCAAATTGCCTTATAATTGATTTTACCATATCGCCTCCTTGGTTTTTCTCAGCAACGTAATAATCAGCATCATATTTATCAAATAGCTCTTTAGATAGCTTCCCCCATTGCTCAGGAGTATATCGACCGCTGGCATCCTCAATGACATACCCTTTATCATTTGAATCTTTACCAACAACAATTAAACCAGTCTCGTCACTATTTGCACTTGAAGTTATAGCAGGGTCAATAGCAATAACTATTTTCAGATTTTCGGGTAAAACTTTTATTCTGAATCTATCAATAATATCCCTATTCCAAAGCAGACCCATATCGTCAACGTTTTTGGGGCTTTGTTGGTATAGTGAATTAAATGTAATAGGGCTTGTCTCCTTAACTTTTTGTATTCTTTCTAAAGAGTGTTTAGACCCCCATAGTACCTCCCCAAATTCTCTTGGATCGTAATTCTTTTCAGTTTCTTTAATAGCTTCCAAAACAATCACATCCCAATCACTATCTCTTCTTAGTAGTTTGCCAGCCAAATCATCTTCATGCCATCTAGTCTGAATCAATAACTGTTGCGAATCATTGTGTAATCTAGTTTCGAATACGTCTTGATACCAGCTCCAAAGACCCTCTCTAATTACCTCAGACATTGCCTCAGCTCTATCCTTAATTGGGTCATCAATTATACCGATATCGACAGGAGTTCCAGTCAAAGCACCG